ACCCTGCACGGTATCACGACAACTGGCTCATCACGGTCGGTGGCAGAAAAATGCGTGCTACGCATAGCGCCTCGAATACTGGTGGTGGGAAGAAGTCGAAGAATACCAACCACATGACCAGTCCGGAACACAAGTATCATCCGAGCTGGCTTTATGTGGAGTCTTATGGTGAAGTGAGCCACACTCACCCAGATACGGCAGGGACCATCAACATGTTCCTCCCTATCCAAGAAAATGGCACGATCATCGTTGAGGATTACGGGCATTACATCCAGGAGATCATGGCTGAATACCTGGTAACCAAATAACTAGAGGGGAATACCGATGGGGTTGTATGATCGGGGTGTCAGTGATAGATCTTACCAGCTGTCCCCTGTGGAATATCGGCGTCTGGTCGACATCATCATGCACGATCTGCTCAACGAAGTATTTGCGGATCTTCGTCTGCCACGCACAGTCGAAAACGATATCATCCGGGAATTCGAACTGGATCAAGACTTGATGGGCTTCATCATCAAGAAAAGCTTCGATCATCGTTCTCGGTCACTCATCGATGAACGACGTGCAATCGACTGCATAGCCTCGATCATCGAAGAAATGCTCGCTCCACCTGAAGACCGCAGGACTCGCGGTACCAGGTTGAATACATCGATCCACAGACAAGACGACAGTAGCAGTGGATCGACCATCAACGCATTCGAAGCCAAAGCCAAAGATCGTGCGGCAAAAGCTGCACAGAATCAATCAAGCAATACACAGGATCACGGTAGCGTAAGGCAATCTGCGCTTGCCAAATATCCTACCGACAATGGGGCATACAGTAAGTCCCTGTCGATCCGCCTTGATCAAACTCCGGTACAGAGTGAACTTTGTACTGTGATGCGGTCTGGTGTCATCGAATCTCATGCTGGGGTGATGACTTTCGCAAACGTGCTGCTGGATAACCCGTGCAATGACGCGGCTCATGCATTCAGTACGGTGAAAGCATCTCTCCCGATGATCACGGCTACGCCGAAGTGGTGCATCACAATTTCCTACCCCAGGGTCGAATGCGCACGAATCCAAGGTTCTGCGATGCAGGCCAGACAGGTAGTCGAGATTCTTCGTGAGAAGATGAATGTCGCGAACAGTCTCTCTGATCTGTTCATGTACGTCATCGCCACGATGAACGGTGCATCGCATAAGGAGTTCATCGAACAGAGAACTCTGACCATGGTGAACAGATATCTGCGCACATACATGCGTCTGCCATCCAATCCCATCGCGTTCCCCACCATCAAGGAACTGTCCAATCTTTTCGAGTTCACCGACAAATCGTCATCGTCTCTTCGTGAGTACATGGCGGTCGATGGTATCGAGTCGTACATCTGGCAGCTCATACGCTCCGCCTTTGTCGCCTCCATCGGGTACAAGGGTGACAGTCAGGTACTCATCGATCCATCCGATGAAAACTTCGGGGTTCTCGCATCGATCAACCAGCTCCCGATCGTGTGCGGAAAATACATGCTGCGTGATTACTATATCGCGCCGAACGAAGCTCGCAAACAGATCGTCCGCGAACTCAATGAAAATTGGGCTGTCGCGGTTACGAGACAGACTGCGGTGTTCTCCAATGTGGAAGCTGCGAAGATCATCACCGCTGCGAAGAATACCGAGATCCCCGTGAATCAAGCCACGTGCCCTGTGCACACCGTGGTGGACGAGATGTTCAAGACGCATCTGGACAAGCAAATGCTTGACGCCAAGATCCCTCTGCCTCTCATGAATTTCGGTGGGGTCAACGAGCGCGGGAAGATCACCTGGTCTGCCCAGATTTCCAACATGGTCAATGGATCCATCGTCTACACGCTCTAGCGTACAAGAAAATCATTGCAGAGAGGGAGCCAGTGCTCCCTCTCTGTATTTGGAGTATGCATGTTAGTGATCCCTGATTTTCTGATGCAAAAACTTGCAGAGTTTGCGAACACAACGCAAACCGAAGTTGCGTTAGTATCGACATACCGGGGAATCCGTACACAAGTGACGGTCTTTCCGACTGAGTACATGGAAGAACATCTGGTACTCGATGCGACACCTCCCGCAAAACTCGAAGAGTTGCTGACAAATCTTTCCGCAGATTTGCGAGAACGTGTGACATTGTACTACACAGTGACATCACGAAGAGAGAATGAAGATTCTTTCTACTGCAGCGATGCAGTTAAAAGTTATCTTTCTGTTAGCCTACTTCAAGAACAACCAAGAAGTCAGCTTGAACAATCGAAATATCAATCCACTGAAAAGGAGAATAGATGTGAGTAATTCCATCATTACTGACAAATTGCGCCATGAGTTCCTGCCGCTTGCCAAAGCTACTCAGGAAGATGTTATTTTGCTCACCCAAGAGGGTTCACTCAACATCGAAATTCGGGTCTCTCCGAAAAACTTCGATATCAAAGACGTGCAGTGTATGGTCATTCCATCAGAAAGTCTTCTGTCTGAACTGAACAAACATGCGTGTTCGGTAGGAACAGAAGTAAGCCTATCGTACAAGACCCGCACTGAGCCTATGGCCAATTGTCCGGTCTGCGAGAGAATCATCTACTCGAGACCCAGTAACTAGTAATTCACAGATAGAGTTCCGGATGGTTCTCTATTGAGTCATATTCCTTCGATCTCGTGCGGTGGATACCGCATAGCGTCATTCCAGGTACAGTCGGACGACTGCCGGGAAGAAGATCGTCTTTTCACTTTGAGGTATCTTCGGATATCCTTAGGGTGTTAAGGTGGTCTTTTTCCTGGCAGTTTCCAGAATTTGTGCCGCAGATTTTTCTTTTCCATTACATCAAATTTGACTAGGCGTGGTTACTTTATAACAGAAGGAACTTATGCCTAGCGAGGGGAAGATGAAGGATATAGAAAATCAAATTACTACCTTACGTCGTAAGATAGAGATGGCCAATGATGCCTACTATATCTACCATGATCCGATCATGCCGGATTATGAATACGACATGCTCGTCAGGGAACTACGAGCACTGGAAGATGCCTATCCTGAGTATGTAAGTGATTCATCACCTACAGAAAAGGTAAACGAAGATATAACTGAAGACGCCATCAAGGTAAAACATCCCACGAGGATGTATAGCCTTGATAACATCTATAACACCGATGAGCTCGAAGAATATTTCGAGTTTCTCCGAAAGAACGGAATTGATCCGTCTACAGTAAGAATGGTTGCCAATGAAAAGCTCGATGGAGCTGCTCTTGAGGTGATCTACACACGTGTCGCTACAACTCCGGTAAACATCGATCTGTTTGAACTAAACCAGGTCGTCACCAGAGGAAATGGCGAATACGGGGAAGATGTCACACAGTACGTCAAAGACCTTCTAGACGTACCTGAATTCATCGGGAACTACCCGAGAGGAACCTACGATACAATTGTAGTAAGAGGAGAAGCTGTTGTAGACATCGAGACATTCGAGAAGATCAACCAAGATCTCTCGAATCTCGGTTACCAAACGATGGCATCTCCGAGACATATGGCATCTGCCTATCTGCGTACGAAAAACCACAAAATCGAGATCGCTGAAAAATGCATCCGATTCGTGGCGTACGGAATGGACGACATGTCCATGGGTAACAGATACGGGATCACGTCCTACGATGATCTATGGGAAACTGTAGTCAAAATGGGATTTGATTTCGTGTTCAGTATGTCTGTCACAGGCATCGAAGAACTCAAGAACTTCTATCTCCAAATGGAGAAAATCCGGCATAGTCCTGATCGGGCATACTCCATCGATGGGGTGGTGTTCCGACTGGACTCGTACGAGCTGCAAGACAAGCTCGGATTCACACACAAAGCACCGAGATTCGCACGAGCGATTAAGTTTCCTCCAGAGAGGGGAACGTCCGTCGTAACAGACATCATCGTTCAAGTCGGTAGAACTGGGATTCTGACTCCCGTAGTTGAGGTATATCCTCCCATCAGACTCGGTGGTGTTTCCATCACGAGAGCTACTCTACACAATCAAGACGTCATAGACAAACTCGACTTAAGGATAGGCGACACAATCACGATCGAGCGATCGGGTGATGTGATTCCGAAAGTCGTGAGTGTCGATCACTCGAAGCGTCCGAATGATTCTGTACCGTTTAAGCTTCCTTCGACATGTCCCATGTGCGGAGAACCGACCGTACGACCAGAGGGAAAGGTTGGAGTGTTTTGCGGTAACCCTACTCTGTGTCCTGCAGGTAGGGGCTGGTATCTTACGTTCGTCGCATCCCGTGCAGGTTTAGACCTTCAGGGATTCGGGGAAGTACTCGTTCATGAACTGTATAAGCGGGGGCGCTTGACAGATCTGACGAGCTTCTTCGACTTGACTGTCGCCGATCTTGAGGATGTCGGTGTCAGGAAAGGAAGAGCAGAGAAACTTCTGACGACAATTCGGAGAAGAATGGGTGGAGCCAAACTTCCCGATATCATCAGAGTTCTGGCCATCCCCGGAGTCGGTGCTACGACTGCTAAGCTTCTGGCTGAGCACTTCGGATCTCTCGAGAAATTGCAGAACGCAACAATCGATGAGCTTATCACTGTTCCTTCTGTCGGAGAAATCACGGCAGACGGCATAGTCACCTACTTCAAGGCCCACGAATGGGCCTCGAAGCTTTCAGGGTACGGTCTGGACCTTGAATACACATCGCCTGTGTCGGTGACGACAGACTCCCCGTTGTCCGGTAAGAGAGTCCGTATAACGGGATCCCTTGAGGAACCTCGATCGACTGTGATGGAGAAACTGGTGAAGTTAGGGGCGATCCCGACTTCCTCCATCACTAAGTTGGACATCCTGATCGTAGGAGAAAACCCCAGTGCACAAACTCTCGAATCGGCAGAGGCTCGTGGTGTCAAGATCATCCTTGGAAAGGACCTTCAACCGTACATGACATAATCAAACACATCAGGAGATGGGGGCCTTCGGGCCCCCATCTCCACACCTTTTTGTTTCTTATGTAATTTTTCTTACTGACACATCTCTGATAAGTAAACGGATAGTATCTTTATCCCCCATAGATACTTGTCCTTTCACCGTAAGATAATTATCACCTTCCATCAGTGACTTAGTTATTATCGCATACGGTATTGTTTTCTTAAGAGTTCGTAAAGGGCGTCCTCCATCAGACCCAACTGACGCAAGATAATATCCGCAAGATGGAGCAGAATTATACACTGCACTACAGCTGAGTAACTGAGTGTTGAGTTCATTCTGAATTTTCCAATAGATCGATCTATGTCCTGTTTGTCGCCACACGACATCTATAAATGCAGAAATTTCGTATACTCCTGATTCATCTACTATAAATTTTGTTTGTGCCGTTTTAATACTAGTCCATACACCATAACCATATCCATCTGAACTCCATACAAAATACAATTCAGTTGGTGCACAGCTTTGTGTATTACATACCTGCATAACAATTGGTTTATTACCAAGATGTGAGCAGAATATATCTTGTTTTGTCACATTATCATTACGAACACATGTGACGGTTCTTATTTGTGTTCCACCGCCGCATGGTGCCGAACATGCACTCCATACATCCATTTTCCATATATACGTCCAGATTGGTTTCCACCCAGTGAGAGTTTTAACGTATATGTTTTTTATCTCTTTCCATCCGGTAGGAGTTTTCACATATGCGTTACATTTGTCGTAAGTGTTATCTTGAGCTTTGACAAATAGAGCCATCGTAAAATCTCCAAAATGGGGTATAGATTGTACTCATACAATCTACACACGGCAGGGGCTACGCATTATGTCGCTATATATAAAGAATTCTGATACTTCTTACCGTATCTGAAGGTGCCAATTCGATTCTTATCCAGGGTCGAATGTGGGAATCTGCATCTGGTGATGACATGTACATGGGATTGACTGGATGTTACGCAGTGAAAATCGCATAACGTAGATTACTCATGAGGATGGAGCTCAAGGCTCCATCCTCATGTATGTTTGGCGTATTACGACAGAAGCAAAAGATCTCCGTTACCCAGAAGAAACTCACGTCCACCAACGTACCCTTCAGAAGTGACGGCACTGCCAATGTTCGTGATCTTGTAGTTCAGCTGAGTGTAAATCGATTCCATGTATCTGATCTCGACGTTAGAAGCGTCAGTTCCTGCGACTTCCATATCGTGACCAGAATAGATCCCGATTTCACTGATCTTGGCGTAGCGCATGTCGCCATCGAACATGGCATTCACTGCTTCGAGTACTTCCCACCCGAAATACTCAAGCCCGATATGAATACCCACATTCACCTTACTGGCAGTCGAAGATTGCTCACCAGAAGTGGTAGAAGCATTGGGTGTGGGGGTCAGATCAGCAGCACTGTACGTGTACGGTTCTTGTGCCCCAGTGAGGGGATTGGTCTGAGTGACCTGAACTTTGGTATCAAGTACAGTCATCTTCTTCAGGTAGTAACAATAGTGCGGTACACCATTGATGTCCTTACGCACGCGCATGCGATAGAGTGCGCGATCTGCCGAAGAAAGATCTTCGTCGATCTTCACGCACCGAAGAGGGATCGGATAGTAAAGATCATTTTCTCTGTTCTCCGGAATGTACGGAGCAGCAAGGAACCCATCGTCGATGTTCTTGAACCCGCGAATACCGAGTCCGAAGAATTGAATCAGAGGAAACTTCGCAGGAACGATGTCGTGGTAGTTTTGGTATTTGTAGTTCAGCGTGGTATTGTTCTTCACGTCGAACTGGACAGGTACTCGAGTAGAGATATCCAGTTCAGCGGCAAGCGCAGTTTTCACGACATGTTCAATGATCTTTTTGCTGGTCGCCATGGTTCCTTACACTCCTTCAAGTGGCGTAGTGAATCCGTATTCGGTTACTCCAATTCCAAGAGCAGTAGTCGTTCTTTCTTGGAACTTAGAGATATTGACGATTTCGACACCCTTCCGATCTACGATGGTTCCCATTTCTCTGGTAACCTCAACAGAAAGCAAGATATCGGAAGGAATTTCTTGCTTAACCAAATCGGATTGATTAGTTTGAAGAAGATCAATTCCATCGAGATTGGAAAGATCTATCTCGTCCTGATCGTATCCGTCGACGTAAATCTCAGAACCAACTTCAGGAATGTATGTCCCTGATTTTTCTTCTCCTCTACCTGGTGCGATTATGAGGTGAGGGGGAGTGATAAATGTGAGAGTAGTTCGATCTGTTTCCAAGAAGGTCAGTCTGTAGCTACAAAGCTGAATGAACAAGTTCTTGAGTCCTGTGTACAGTGCAGACTTATCCTTATTGAACGCAGTATATTGCTCAAAGATTGGGTCCTCTGTAGGAACCATCTCTCTTAAGATAGAATCACACAAATCCACATAGAAAAGTTTCTTATTGGGAAGCTTCTCGTATGCTGCGATGAGTTGTGAGATCTTCGGGGTAGAATCTATCCATACTTGGTAATTCGGATAATCGACGAGATTGATCGCGATTTCCTGATTTACTGTCAAGTATTTGTAGAGATGATTCATACCGACATGATAAATGAGGTTGCCGCTCGTTCTGAGTCGCTCGATATGAGCAATCAGAACATTGAACTGTTCGGAAACCTTTTCGACAAAATCAGATTTGGAGTCATAAGGTGTCGAGTTGTATGGGATCTCTTTGATCACTCGCTCGACATCTACAATGGTGTCCAATCGGTATTTGAGTTCATCCACGAAGATTTTGTTATCAATTGTGGATATATTTGGTTTTGTCGTAACATACGCATTTCTGATTGTGGCTATGACTGGCAGAGTAGTGAGATCATAACCAGATTCTTTACTGTGAATATATTGGAAAAGAGCCAGAGCTTCTTCGAATGAAAGATCTACCGGAATATTGACATTTGCATCAGTGAATTGAATTCGGTAATTTATATTACCAAGACTCCACTGATACACGAGTGTGTCGAACAGGAACGACAGAAGAAGCTTCTCGTATCTTGTATCGAGAATAGCTTTTTCGAGTTCGAGTAGTCTCGTCGGAATGACATTTATTCTCGTCTGTCCAAACATGAGCTCTTTGTCCTGAATCTCCTCATTGGTAAGATTTGGATACAATCCTTCCAGATTGATTCGATAAAGAATCTGGCTCATAGTTTCAAATGAAGATTCGTTGAGCGCTTCATTTGATTCGTAGTTGACGACATCATCCGAAAGAAATTCGGGAACTTTGATGCACTCATCTGCACGAGTCACATTTTGTTCAAGTATGGTTTTACCGACGAGCTTGACCTGAAGATCCTTAAGCAAATTCTCTGCCAGGATCTCCAAAGTACGTTTTGTACCCTTATTTTGGAGTATATACTCCATATTCCTATAGAGAAAGAGGGCTTGCCTGTCGTTAAGTATATCTTTGTATGCGCGAAGTCCCTTCGACGACAAGTATTCCCAGATATGCATAGGGTGAACCTGAGGAGTTCGGATATTTCGAATCCTCTGATCCAGTAGAGTCTGAGGAAGAATTGCCCAGACTAGTCCCATAAATGTTACTGGATAATACTCCTCGTAGTTGTAGTCAGCGATATACCATCTGGTATGGATGTATCTTAATGTCTTGTCAAGTGCCTCAAGAAGACTTTCTCTTTCATTTGTATGAAGGAGATTAGCGTCACATGTAAGAACTGTGAAATTTCCTGCAGAAATAACCGTTTCGATATTTTCTACAGGATATACGATCGATTTTATGAGTCCTACCTGTTCAGGATACGTCTGACAAAGAGTTTCAAATTCTTTGCTAGGAACTTTGAACAGTGCAAATGTTTTCGGGTGAGTTTCTTTGAGGTCTGTACTGAAGAGAACTTGTTCTCCAGTTTCAACAGACGTTACATACATTTCGGTATCAAGTGGACTATACTGTCCACACAAGTTCATGTAGTAAGGATTGTCTTTCGGTTTTTCAATGACGATACCGAGCTCGTTGAGCATTCGATTCGCCATCACGTCAGCGAAGAGATCGAACTTTACTGTGACTGTCTGAAGAAAGTCCAGTATCTCTTTGCGATAGACGTCATATTCGACCATACGAATAACCTCACGGAGGATAGAACTGATGGACGGAACAAACAGTTCCATCACGAAATTTTTGCGTGGACTTGGCCTCGGTAAGAGCAAAACAACAAGTCCCGTGGTTTCCACAGTACCCAAAAGTTCAGATGTGAGAAAAAAGCACAGTCCGACAGAATTTCAGATTCTCGCCAGCCGTGCTCATGTTCCTCCTCCGAACAGAATATCCCGAGGCATCGATCCAGCCCAACTCATATCATACCTGAGACCATCCCACGAATACATGGTTTCGCAGGTGCAGGACATTGAACGCATTCGTGCACTCTGCCCTGAAATCAGAAAAGCTGAAAGTATTCTCGTATCATCGATCATGTCTCCGAACGATCTCCAGTCAATTGACCCTACGATCAATCTTGGAGACTACGATGGACTCGACGAGTCGACGTATGATGAAGTAACCAAACTTCTTTCTGAATTTTTTGCCAAAGAATACCATCTTGGTAAGAAGATGGAAAAATGGGCTGCAGAAGCGCTATTCCGTTCAGGTGCTGCAGTCGTTTTCACTCTTCCTGAAGGAACCCTCGCAACTATCGTGGGGAATGCTGAAGCACAGCCAGGAAAAGAAAATCTTCATCAATACATCAATCCCGATAAGTACGCAGAACTTCTCAAGAAAGACATTTATGGTAGAAATACCCGTCCAGGTCAAGAATCTTTCTTGAAGGTACTCGACAAATCGAAACCAGAAGAATCTCGAAAAGTAGATAAAGATCTGCTTTTTGGAGTAGAACAATTCGTCAAAGCGGAAGGGCTCGAAGCTAGACTTGAAGATAGTGCGGGACTCGAAGCAATAACTGCACGCATTATCACCGAACTCGAAGAAGGTGATACGCTTCATCTCAGTGAGAACCCTGAAGTTCTTCGTTTCGGAAAGATGATTCGAAACTACGGAAAGAATAAGCTTGGTAAGGATCTTATCAAGCTCTATGAACAAAACACCAAACAAGATCAGAGAGCACTATCTCAATCCAACGAATCTCCGATCATAGACCTTTCGCCTTACATCGACGAAGGCATAGAGAACAAATCTCATGCGTACTGTCTGGAGCTTCCTTCTGAATCTGTTATCCCGATTTGCATCCCAGGATCTACGACGGAAAAGCTCGGTTACTTCGTCCTTATCGATGCCTTCGGTCATCCGGTCGAAGCGTCGAAGTATCTGATGACGTACATGGGCAATGCGACGAGTTCTCAGGTGGCTGCTAACTATGCTGCTATGTATGGGTCTCGTCCTACTGCCAGTGGGGTCAAATCGGACTTCATCAATTCTTTCCGTCAATTCGGATCTCCTTGGGATCTTCAGCAAAACGCGATCTCTCGTGTATTTGACTATATCCTTGATGTATCCTTGAAAAAGCGACTCAATGGACTTGGTCTTACTGAAGTTGACCTCGGTGCATACAACAACATTGCAGCGTGTATGTTTTACAGACTCCTCGAAAAGAAAAGAACGTCTCTCGTATTCGTTCCCGAGGAATTGATCACATACGTTGCATTCGATTACCGGAAAGATGGTACAGGAAAGTCTCGTCTCGAAGACATCATGTATCTTCTTTCTGTGAAGACTACTATCGTCATTGCGAACATGATGGCAGCAATGCGTAACTCAGTTGCGCGCAAAGACATCACGGTCACAGTGGACGAAGAAGAAACAAACCCCGAAGGAATTCTTGATGAAATTCGGCAGGGTGTTGTTGAAAAGTACGGTCTTGATCTCACCAACGATCCGTCGAGAATCGCATCAAGTATCAATAACCAGAGCATGACTATCAAGTTGAAGGGTACAAATGCTCCTGGATTTGAGATTGAAGCTCAGGATACTCAATCACAAGTTCCAAAGGCCGACACTGATCTTCTGGAACAGATCACCAACGGAATCGTGACGCATCTTGGTCCTCCGTATTCCGTAATGAACGAAACGAGTCAAGCAGAATACGCGAAGTCGGTCGCTACTACCAACCTCTTCTTCGCGAATGACTGCCGAACTCTTGCTGGTACACTGTGCGAGCACACAGCAAAGTACTGCCGTACAGTAGTCAGATTCTCTCCAGTACTTCGGAAAAAACTCTACGAAATCGTGAAGGGTGCAACCAAGAAAACTGCCGACAATATTCAGAACTCTCCTGATCCTGACAATCCAGATCTGGAAACTGTTCCGAATACTTCTGCAGATGGTGGTCGATCGGAACTCAATCAAGATCAGATCGTGGCGAAGGTACAGGAGATCATCAAGCATCTCACTGTCGAACTCCCTGCACCGAACATTGCTCCAGATAAGGCACAATCTGAAATATTCGGTGATTACATTCGCGTCATCGGAGATTACGTGAATGCGATCCTCCCGAACGAAATCGTCGCAGGAGATTCTGATCTCACTGAGACTCTCACAGTATTCAAGTCCGCTGTGACTGCAGAGATGACCAAAGAGCTTGCGACCTCTCTCGGTCTCAACAGCGTGTTCGATGCTCCTTCATGGGAAGAATACATGGTCTCCAATAAGCTCAAGATTTCGAAGATGTACCAGAGTCTTCGTAACCTTAAGCAACATCTCCTCAAAGATAAGGTGGCAACAACTACCGCTACCGAAACTGAAGGAGATGAAACTGGTGGAGACGGTACAGATACATCGGTATCCACTGATGATTCGTCTTCGAGTTCTGACTATACCTGGTAGACGAATGAAATACCTGATGAGGAGCCCCTCGTGGGCTCCTCATCTAGGTACATGTATTGATGTATTTTGAAAGTATATATTACTACACAGAACGACTATATTTAAATCAAAATGGAAGAACTCCAACTGAGGGGTAGAATCATGAAATCGATTCTTGGTGACGACATATCAGTCGGAACCCACAATGGAGTGATGCATGCAGACGAGGTCTTCAGCATCGCTACTCTGCTTTTCCTGAATCCGAATATCCGAATCGTGCGAACCAGAGATCCGGATCTTCTCAAAGAGCTGGATTTTCGGATTGATGTCGGTGGGAAATACGATCCGGATACCGGGGACTTCGACCACCATCAAAATGACTTCGACGTGCGTCATACCTCACCGAATTCTGCCAGGTATGAACGGGGCCCTAAGAAATCTGGGTTCGGTCTCGTCTGGGAACATTACGGAAAGTCCGCCATCAAGAAAGTAGTCGATACTGCATTCAGTCCCCTCGGACATGATCCGATCGATGCTGACGGTGTCGATATGATTCACGAAACGATTACTCGTACACTCGTTGCACCTATCGATGCGCACGACAATGGCGAAAATCGTTTGTACTATCTTGATACTGGGGCATACCGTGTTCCATCTGCATCGTCGTACATACAAGCACTGAATCCTACTTCCGCAGAAGAAGCACTCGGGCTTCAAGTCAATGCATTTGAAGATGCTCTGACTTATGCGAAAAAGTATCTCTATCGGGAGATCCTTCGTGGGTATTCGGTACATCTCGCAAAATTCGACATTCTCGACAAAGTGAAGAATCTTCCGAGTGATGGGATCCTGGTACTTGACATGTACCTTCCATGGAGCCCTATTTTCACCAAACATCCTCAGGAAACCAAAGCAGTTAAGATGGTGGTATTCCCATCATCAGCTGATGAATCCTGGATGTTTCAGAGTCCCTATTTCAACAAAATAGCGGACTCTGACAGATTCTCCCCGACAATGAAAGACGGCACTCGTCGTCGGCACAGATATCCCATTCCCGAGCATCTTTACGGGAAGACTGGGATCGATCTTCAAGAACTCACGAATGTCAACGATGCCGTGTTTGTTCACGGCAACGGTTTCCTTGGAGCCGCAAAATCCAAGGAAGGTGCTATCGCTATCGCGAAGTACATCATCAATCATCAGGATCAATAGACAACAATGGGGAGCATCTTAACGGATGCTCCCCACAAATAAAGGAGAGTAGTTATGATTTTTTCTAAAGCTTTGCGCGATATCATTGCGTGTTATTTTCCTAGGAAATATCAGAACCAGTGGTTCATGAATACTTCGTGGAACTATTCTAATCCAAATTCCCTGACGATCAAAAATGATGTACATGCCGTACTTCAGATCGACTTTCTTGATGAAACCATCAAAATGACAACCGCATTCTTTGGTGGTCTGTCAAGTACGACAAATGTACTTTCCATCGCAAAAATCAGCGATGTGTATGCACTCATGTCTGCACAGGAAATCATACTCAACTATATCGAATCATTGAGAGTAAAATCTCCTTTTCGAGGAAAAATACTTGACCCATTTTTAACTTTCAGCATGTGTGCAGAAGATGCATTTCATTCTGAAAGTATCGTGTACACTAAAGATAGATCTTGTCGTAACAAACAAAAGAATATTCAGATTGTCGGAGACTGGGACGATGTCGCGGATGTAGAAGTCATAAACGACGTATTGTTCCTGCGCATATCCAAAAGATCGTCAAATTACTCACGACTGATTGATCCAAAATTTGTAGCACGACTCACTTTTGAAGACTCTCGTACAAAACAATTTGATATGCTTCCTGTGCACAATGACGACGATGTGATGTGGTTCGTAGTGGATCTTATCCCTCACCATCGCCATCACGTGTTTACTTCGGATACCCCATATCCTCAGAAAATGGATATAATCACTCTGTAATCCAGAAAGGGAAATATATGCATCCTTTCGAACTTCCCAATGATCACGGCGATACGAAGTCCCAGGAAAATATTCGGAAAGAACCAGAACCATTATCGTACGAGTGGTTCAAGAATCATTACGCAGGCGTAAATGAGATGTCCACTGACACCAAATTACTACACACGCATTTCATTCGCTACGTCGCAGATATCGCCGCACGTGACGCGATTCCTGAAGAAAATCGACAGAATATACTCGTATGCATAACTGACGAAAACGGTACTTACGGTGACCCCGTGGGTGTAGTACATCAGTGGGCTGGTAGTGAATGGAAAAGAATCGAATTCCATCGCAAAGATCAAGGATATCCTGAATTAGGTCCATTAGGGCTATCAGCAAAATACGCACAGTCTCTCGATATCTTATTCATGTACCCAAACGAACTCAGTCAGTATAAAGAATAAGAAATCGATGTAGGTACAGAGGACAGGGACCCACGTGGGTCCCTGTCCTCTTAACCGTAGTCCTGAAGGCTTTCTTTTTTCTACGTCATGATCTGGAAGTCACGGAGAGCATCCTGAACTTCCTTCTCAAGACCGAGCTGAGAAAGCGAAGAGTCGACGCCAGCGAAAGTGGTCGCACGAGTCCAGTCAGGCTTGTGCATCTGCTGCGCACGCATGACGAGACGACCAAGTTCGCGAGTATTCTGGTTGTGCTGAATCAGACCCTTGTAGGTGATCTGACGTTCCGGAGATTCACCACTCGAACCGATGTCCTTCTTCCACCCGATGTTGCCCGTTTCAGTGGGCATCATGTTCGTGATGACCGCAGCATCAATGATACGATCAGGGATCATGGTCGGGTCAGGCTGAATGATCAGAATCGACGCAGAGATGGTGGAGAGAATCCACTGCGGGACTTCGTCATCACCGAACTGCGAAGACAGCTGAGAAGCCTGAGTGTCGGGATTCTGGATGTCGCAGATCCACTTATAGTGGAGGTTCCACACCAGGTTACCGGCAAGCTCAGGGCTCGTCATCTGCGGGTTGACAGGGGTACGCTTCGAGCTGGTCGGCATGGAAAGCTGCTGACCGTCATTCGAGTTGTTCTGATCATGGAAGTCGAGCGTGTATCCGAAGTCGATACCCGACCAGCTTCTGGCGTGTCGTTCCCAGATGGCCTTCAGCGCCTGCAGGGCTTCAGGATACTGGTTCCACATACCGGGACCAGACAGCATCACGATGATTGCGTTGTTGAAGATCAGCGGCGATGCCGCATCCATTTTGAGGATGTGTGGACCGAGACCGTTTTGTGCACCCTCAGCGATGTTGGCGTAAGCCCCGAAGGTCGATCCGCCAATCGTCGCGGCCTGATTGAACAGGAGAGCATCATTCATGGAAGTTACCTCTCACCTTTCTAGCTGTTCGCCGCAGATTCAGGGCGCACGATCAGATCGTTGATGGCACAACGCGCCGGATCGGGACCGTAGATTTCCGTACGGATGTGGTACGTGGTCACCGCTTCCTGCTCGTCCGTAGCCTTGTAGACAGTCACGACGAACCTGTACTTCTGACCGAACGTCTTGTAGAGTTCGGCTTCCATGCTATCCTTCACGGAGCTGTACAGGGATTCCAGAGGCTTTTCCACGCCAGCGTACTTTGCCCAGATCTTGTCCGTGATGTACTTCGAGTAAACCACGACGTCAGTGAACATGACGTTCGACAGAAGCGAAGAGTCTTCCTTGTAGATCGAACGAAGATCCGCGTAGAAGAACTCTACCATGTTCTTGACTTCGTAGTAGTTGAGACCGTTCTCCCACAGAAGCTGCTTCTGTCCTGGAGTGTACGGCACCCAGCCACTGCCCTGGAAGATGGTAACTTCGTGGTTACCTTCACCCTTGGGTTCACCCTTGATGTAGGTCGTGTTGTGGTACATGGATCTCTTCATGCAGATCCAATACGTGGCAGGGATCGGGAAGTTCACGGTCGAGTCGTTCAGGTAATCCGACTGAGCAAAGATGTCGCCACGACAGGCGCCAGTACCCCAGAATTCGGATTCAGGAGTCATGGCCGCACGAGTGCGAATCGCCTGACCAGCAGAGACAGCTTGTTCCATGGTGAACAGATCGCCATCATCCTGACACGCCCACACGTACTTCGAGTGATCGTGGTTCGCCATCCACTTCGCTGCAGCCATCTTCGTGTCGAAGGAGTATCCGACGTCGTAGAGGTGAGTGATAGGATAGCGTGCGTAATCCTGAACTTCCGGGATGAGATCCATGGACAGGAACTGACGATACAGCTCTTCGAACTTCTCGTCAGTCAGATCACCATCGTCGCCACCAGAGAAGTAGTGCGTGGAGATTTCCGACATCAGGGCATAGTCAGATCCAGAGATATCCAGCACAGTGTGGTGGTACGGATTACCATTCTGGTCGACACATGACAGGATGTCAGCCATCCAACCATCAGTGATGTCGGCAGAATTGGTTTCATACGTCTTCACGAGTTCGCCGATGATCTTGAAATTGTCGGCGTAGAAGTGAATCGAGAACGGCAGAGAGGATACCTGCGTGTTGCCGACACCAGTCGTGACGTAGTTGTTCTTGAGAATGTCCTTCGCAGAGATACGACGAGAAGATCTCTTGTCGACCTGGTCAGGCTTCATCACGAAGCTCACGACAGAGTTCTGGTAACGGTCGCGCAGCACTGCGGCGATGTCCGAATCGTACGGCTTCTCGTATGCGGAGAACGAGAAGATGAGCGACTTGGTGGCTTCGAGTACATCTTCGTCCTGCGCAAGCAGATCGTAGTAGAACCGGAAACCAGCACGGTTACCAGCATCACCCACGGAAGTGTAGATACCAGCAGCCAGCGGATAGATGACTGTGGTAACACCACCAGCTTCAACCGTCTTCGGCTGAATGGTGGTCAGCTTTTCCGTGGAGGCCATCGGACGAACCACGTGACGGATGGTCACACCTGGTTCCTTGATGGGGTTGTTACTGCCGTCAAGTTTGGGAATCGGACGACTCTGAGAGTCGTACACGTAACCGCCATTGGCATCACGTTCGTACTGCTGAATCTCGACACCTTCGGTGACGTGTGCTTCCAGCACGAACGTTGCAGCTTCTGCATCGGGATCGGCCAGACGCACGCAAAAGCATGCCTGGTTGGGGAACACGGCACCCTGCAGGAACACCTGTTCCCGACGGAAGTAGGGTCCGTACGTGTCGAAGGTGGCGTCGCCGAAGTAATCGATCGCTTCGTCTCCGTTCACCCACACGATTTCATTGACTTTCCCCTTCGCTGCACGGATCGGAAAGATCGGGCGATGAAGAGGAAGCACGATCTCACGAGCGACTTCGCGTATGGATTCGTCCTTTACGCGAGTCGTGCTGTGAGGATACGTGAACTGCTTGAAAAAGTTGGCCATGATTTGACTCCTTTCAGGACACGGTTGGGTTCCTATAAAATTTCCGTTAATATTTAGGATCTTTTTGCTATTGTATGCTTAAAGTCCATCACTCAACGGAGAACTTAGGACATGCTTAAAACCCTTCTCGATACTCAACTGGCACATACCGCAGGACTGAAGGGACAAGTCCAGCAGGTGGTAAAGTTTCTTGCCACCAACAGGAATGTCGTCATTCCTCATGGACAGTTGGTACAAGTATTTTCTCAGCGACCGACAATGGCCACTGGTACGAATAGATTGTTCGAACGTCTCGTCGAGACGAAGTTTCTCGATGAATTCGCAACAGTTCTTCCTATCGTCACGAAAGGAGAACCGAGACTCAATCTTCCTGATCTTCTTGGATGGACGAACATCACAATCGACCTGAAGGGAAATCACGACGCACACGTACTCGATGCGTACTACGAGCTGAAAAACAAAATTCTCGCCAATGTTGCTGAACTCATAAAAGTTGAGCCAGGCAGAGGCGCATCTGTATCAGATATCAATGAACTACATAGCATGTACGTCCGTGGGATGTTTGTTCGGTCGTATGCCGTACAAGACGGTTGGCTGACTCCTCAGCTTGCTGTATATCTCATTCAATCGTACTGCCTTCCTATCGCGTCAGTCATTGCACGTATGGAAAACCTGAATGCTCAGGAAATGCAGACTATCGCGATGCTCTTTGCACTTTACATGTCACAAAGACTCGCTCGCAGAGATGAAGATCCTGCGATGCCTGATCTCTATAAGAGATGCACATTTCTCGGTACTCATCGCGAGCTCGATGATATCGCAAAACGTGCAGCATCTACTTCCAACAACATTCTGTCACTCGCAACGACGTGCGAACTCTGTGCAGAATTCGGACCTGAAAGGATGAATAAGTTCAATGTAGGTAAGTTCTACAGAAGCTGCTCATCGCTTGGCCCTACGACAGAGATCATGTCTACACAACTTGCATTCGAATATCCACCATACTGGCTCAGTCTCATCCTGAGAGCTCTCGATGGGTATCGTGCTGGAGCAATTACCAGTCAGCTCAAGCAGCACAAACTCATCGGTCGGGATGGACAGGCATTCATCGGTGGACTTCTGACTTGTCGTCAGCTTTTTGAAAATCGATAGTCTTTCAGTGAGCGTATGGGAGGGCAAGTGCCCTCCCATACGTATCCTTTAAATGTATGCTAATTCGACTTATTCTATGCCCTAGCACCAGAACAGACTATGGAGTTCGGCATGTCGAATCTTGAACCGATTCTTCTTAACGCTCTCAACGAATTTTGCTTTGACAAAATCTGGAATGAACCAGAAAGCGAACTTCGTGCGAATATTGTACCGAGACTCCTTCAAGAGCGATCGGTCAATGGTACAATTCTTTTTCAAGGAAGACAATACGATCTTCCTACTCTGACAGATCCGTACTTCGTGTATGCGATCCCAAATACATTGATGTATACATATCTTGCAAGATCAGTACCAGACACGTGGTTGTCATGTACTGAACTTTGCAATGATTACAACATGTTGATGAGGGTCTATCATCTCACTGGAAAGATGATGGCATTCTCAAAGACCTTTATCCGACGTGCGGATGATCAGTATCTTCTCGCAATAGCAAAGTCCACTGCGAGTAAGGCTGTACCGTACACAGAAATGAAGAACATTCGTCTCACCATGTATTTCGATAGTGACAAGAATGACAAAGTCACAATCGGATCATTCACGATTCCGAGTCAGGATGACTCATATATCGTGAGACGAAGAATTCAAGAATTCATTCAGTCGTGTCCTCACGACAAAAATCACACTACCCTCTACGTGAATGGATACGAGACAGAATTCAAAGGGCTCGATGCAATTCCTTTGAATTCATTTGTCGACGTCATTCACGATGAGAATGAGCTTTTGTCGTTTACGGTCGATCTTACTGACCTTACGAAGAACGTCACGTTTCTTAGCGAACGCGATAACCTTCTTAAACTCATCGTTCATACACCAAAAGAACTGAATCCCGACAATATCGTTTATACCCACAATACCGCAGATATTCATGTCAGAGTGATGAATTCTGATGGTACGATGGGTAAAGGACTCTACCTTCACCGGTGCGCAACAAGAAGTGTGGATCAAATAACTCACAACGATATATCGATTCCTGTATACATCCTCGATGACTTCAGGGATTACCTTGAAACACAAGAAATTGCAATTCGTGTTGTATACAGAAAGCACGATAAAGACAACATTCTCATTCGCGATAAGAATTACATTGATCTTCTCTACACTTGTGATGATGCTACCATTGTGCAGCATTTGCTTGGTAGAGTAAGTGATAAATTGGATTTCTGGAAAGCATCCAATCTTGAAAAGAGCGAATATGTGCGAATGATGTTCGATGTACCAAACATCATCACAGCATCGAACATGTGGCAGTACATCGAAAGTCTCGGATACTACCACACCATGGCACTTCTGTGTAAGAAGGTCATACACAGCGACATTACCGCATACTTCGATGGATCCTTGAGATTCACGAAACCTTATCTGTTTGGTGGTGTATCGGTATATCCGGTATGTTACAAGAACGGAAAAAAGATTCGTGAGGATCAAGTTACATCTATTGATGTAGGCACGTATGAAGTCGAAATCGGGTTTGATGAAGTAGTTGGATTTACTGCTGGTGATAAACTGACAGTTGAATTTTTTGTTGACGGGATAAATACCTGTTACAAAATCAGTCCTACTGCTGAAGCATCATCGATCATTCTTCCATATTCCGACTTCATCGTTCTTGAAGAATTCACTATCACTGATCCTGTCAAAGGGATTGATGTAGTATCCGACAAATCTTACAGGGAACTTACCGAATACGTAGGAGATATCGTTAAGTTTTCTGATACCACTGGAGTGAGATTGGTCTTTGGTCCGAGAATGTACGGAAGATCATTCATTCTCCAGAATCGATTCTGTGTATATCACGGAGATAATTACATCGATTCCGACATCATCGCGGGTAACCCCATCGTAGAACTTCTCAATGTCGGGGTTCGAGATGGTGGATACACAGTACCTATCTGGAATGACGCACACACCAAAGTGTATCTGAACGGAAAGTACTTGATCGAAGGAATCGATTATACTGTTCAGGAATTCAAGGATACCTCATTGAGGACCTCGATAAAACAGCTGATCATTCAAAACCTAGAATACTTCGATACCTCGAACAACTACCTTGAGTGGATTGTTACGAGTGCGAATGAAGAAAACATGGTGGAAGGATATACAGTAAACAACATGGCAGCATCGGAATCCGAACTTGCCCTGCTGTTTCCTGAAATGACTATGATGCATGTAGATGGACTCTACGAAGAAGCACCAACTGATCGAGGAAACTACATCGAACTTCCCGAAGACAAATATCGGGATGGCGCTCCTTTCGAAATTGCGACGACTGTTCCCTACGTCATACATGCATTCTTGTCCAATTATCATCCGAATGACGATCTTGCTCGTCTTGAGATTCTGAATGAGTACTTCTATGGGAAACAACCTGTTTACCCGGACATCATAGTGATGCCTCATTCTCATCGGTGCTTTAGCCCGTACACGGTGATGATCATCAGAGACATCGTTAATGGTACTCTTAAGGGTATCGGACTTGATCCAGATCTCGAAAGAATGAGGACTCAATTTTCTTCGTATGACTATGTTGCGGCATGCTGCCTTGTCATGCAAAGAAAATACGATCTTAACTTTGTGGATACTTTCCCGCACTACAAACAAATCGTGGTGCCGGATCCAAACACTTACCGTCTCCTCCAGGCATTCATCAATTCCGTAATGCCGGAAGATGACGTAACCTCGGGAGAACTGTTCTATGGGTAGCACCCCTCTCTACCTCCTCACAGACCAAAGGCCCGACTCGTGTCTTCGCAGTCAGATCTATGATCCTGACCGTGATGGAGCTCCGAGTGATGGGATGGCTCATGTCATTCCGAAAGTGGGTGCATGCGTATTTGACGACGATGACGGAATGGCGATTTACACTGTCATTTCTGTTGATTCGGAGACACTGAAGTCTACGCTGGCTCCAGCTAGAATCGTCAAGACGACTACAGACGAAGAAATCAAAATCATCTCGTACGGTAACGATAAGTTCATGCTGTACTACGATGATCGAGTAAGTCCCACTGAACTTACAATCAGTGGGAACTTGATGCTTTTCGGTTCTGCTCTTGCAGAGTACAGACTCTCGAGATTGAATTCAGAAGGAAAGAAAGAATTCATTTCTCTGTACATCGATTCGAATGAATCGTACAAGGGAGATCGAATTCCACTCACTTCCATCACACCTGGAAGTCCAGTCAAAAAATGCACGAATTGTCATACCCTGAGTACTCTTCAAGACGGAGAAACAGTTACTCTTGAGGTACACGACAACGCCGGACTTCTGATGGTCGAACTCACGCTTTTCGTGAAGCGTGGAATTCCTTGGAACGACCTTCTGTCGAACACAGATATCGTGACTGGATTTGACGCAACTGCGAACCAGATGCTCGGATCCGATTTCTACATCCACCAGAGACAGCCTACCAGTCAATTGGTGATATCCCCAAGACTCATCTATTCGACTGGGGCTACCGATGACATCACCATCGACAATATCTCATGTTTCGTCTACGGACTCGATGACTTCGTAGCATCCTTTCCAGGACAGCGACAGAAGATTCTCATCAAGAAGTTCCTTGGACGAAATCAGGTATCCCCTCTGCAGGAACAATCAGGAAAGTCCAGATTTGTGACTACTGAAAAATGGGTCACAGTCATTGCGAATAAGAGTATGGACGGAATCAAGGTATCGGTTATTCCGCAATGGAATCCGACCACCAACAAGTACATGCTCAGGTTCATCGCATACTCGGATCGTCGAGACAAGATCTACGATGTGACTCAGTACACCACGATCATCTCGAGTTTCGATGGTGGAATATTCAACAATCCCCAATCTGTTCTTTTCGAAGTCGATCTTTCCCAGATCTTCGGAGCAGAAGCATCTGTCCTCTATAGACAGAACGTGATTCTCAATTTCAAAACGTACAGTGAGTTCCAACGGTACACCATCAAGGATAGTACTGACGCTCCTCTTACGTACGGAGTGGAATCGAGTGACATGCGTCGGCCTGTGATTCACTACGATGACGATTTGGAAGTGTACTACATTCCGACGTCAAGATTCCTCAACAAGGAAGCATTCGTCGAGGCGTACTACACCGCTGCGACTCCTCCGTATGATCCTGATATTGAAATGGGTCCTGTTGCACCGACTCACTTCACGGTCAGAAGTGCTGACAATCTCGCAATCGTGATCACCAATCCGATTCCGATCGAGCAGTATGCACAGTCGTGGAATATCCTTACTCAAGGACTTCCCAACCAATACGTTGGCGGACAGTTGATCGTCGAGTTTCTTCGTGAACTCAGTGGTCAATTCCAGATCCTTTACGGGGTACCTGTCGACGTACATCTCAGTGCATCAGGATACAACACAGAAAACAACCCGTAGAACTAGAGATCTGCCCTCCCTAACCGGAGGGCAGATCTTCTTATGCTAGTTATACCGGAAATAACGAAGGAGATTCTTCATGGATATCGTCGCACTCTACAAGAAACAGGGAAAAGTTCTTTCTACTGAAAAGTATCCAGATACTGAACTTACTGCAGTAAAAGAACATCACACGCTGAACACCTATTTCTACATGGATGTTCAGAAAATTGATTCCACCGTAGTTACAGTGAATCTCTCGCATCTTCTCTCTGAAACGATCATCGGTCAGTGCTCAACGTGGGCTGAAGTCATGCAGCATCTGACCGAAGTCATGGTTGATTCATACACAATCGAAATTCCGAATCTCGAAAATCCGAAATATGCAGTAAGGGCAATCAATCCACTGACGACTGATGACTTTACTGTAGGATATACACGAATAGCTGCACCCGAAGATCGAAATGTCAGAATCAGACGTGATGAACTTCCCGATCTCGTGATCACTCCCAAAGGAACAGAACAAAGAATCGATCTGAATAATTCACTATGTTTCATCAATGGTCTTGTGACGAGACCGAAGATGTTCAATGAAGAGATGCTCGTACCTGATGGTGCGAAATTTTTTTCATCAAGTACAGAACTCAGACACCCAAGTGTCGTACTACTCGACTTCAGTGAACTTGGGGGAATCGATATTGTCCCATTCTCCGATTGTCAGATCAATTATCGGAATCGGTTGAATTCTCCTGACGTCAACGTGGATCTCGAAGTAATTCTTCCTCAATCTGTGGATCTTTCCAACTCCACGGTTTTCCCAGTCATCGGGTACTCTATGTTCTTTCCGAGACATGTAATTCCTGTGACTAAGAGATCTCTTATTCTTTCTCCGCACATACTCCACATCGGTACAAGTCTACTGAAGTATGCAGTCAATGTGGAGAACTATCTTGAAGATTCTTATACATTCGAAGCACAAGCGATCGAAGACTATCTACTCAATACGATGAAGAGCCCTAAACATTTCGGGGCATTCTTTGTTATAGTTAAAGAGCCATCGATTTGGGTCCACGAAACATCATTGCAAAAATTTGCAGGTGAGGTCGACTCCGGATTGGTATCAGATGGACTTCTGTTCGATAGACTGACACAATCGTTCTTCGATTACACAAAGAACGAGTACGAATCGATCACGGAGATCTATCACTCACCATCACCGCTCATCCACGAGATAGATACAAACACCCAGAGTACAAAGGCTCTTGCTATGGAGAAAGTTCAATGCCATCACATTGAACCGTATCTGAAATCCACGGAAGGTGGAGATTTCGCTATGGTCAAAATCATGAAGTTGTAAAAATATCAATCGTGGGGTTTCCTCGTAAGAGGACCCCACGATTTCCTATTCTATGCAAACGACCTTTTCTCTAGGTGGGTTTCGTATGAAAAGCATCATGCAGTATTTCAAGAAACACGAAAACACATTCATCTTTACCGGAAAGAAGATGATTGTTAAAATACCACGAAGGTATGAAAACTACTCACTACTCTCCGTTCAAGAAGATGTAAAGACTTTGGCCATCTTCGAGATAGTCATTGACGATAAAGTCCAGCATGGATTTTTGCTTCCTGCACTTATCGCGATGAAACCATCGCGTACCTACAAAATGGTAGAAAACGATCAGGACATACTGATCGCAGAGTTTCAGACTGGTGACATTTTCATGACAGATAGAGTGGTTCTTCGGCGAAGTCGAATCACTTACAACATGTTTGTCGAATTTCTTGGTCTTGGGAATCTTCCCAAATTTATGGACTACGAATCGACCGCATTCATGTTCGACAAAGCTGCACAGATCTGCGATGCGAACTTGCGTACAAACCATGCGATTTTTGAGATGATTTATGCGCATCTCTTTCGAGATCCTGATGATCTCAATATCAAATATCGCAACTCAACAATGAAGAAAAATCCTGCATTTGTTGGGCTTAATTCCGTCACGTACGGTACAGACAGCACAACCACCAAACTGATTGGTGCGTATATGTCCGATGGTACTAACGCAGCAATCGTCAATCAAGCAACTGAACGCAGTGAAATCGAAGATCTTCTGCGTACTTAACTTTTCAGGAGAATATCAATGACCATTTCCGCCTCTTCTCTCGTTCCTACCAACAAAGTGTTTTTCTCCGTTCAGGTTCTTGATAACCTTGACGGAAAACAGCTGAAAGCTCTTCGTCCTGACGATAACGGATACTACGATGTGGTTCTCGCAATGCTTGATGCCACATCACGGAACAATGCGTACTACGACGTTCCGAGTCTTCTGCACGAAATCAATGAACCTTCGACCGTCTTCAACATGACGATCACAGAAGGAAACCTTCGTGGGGAATACGGACATCCTTCCGAAGATTCTTCTCTGAACAGAATTGCAGAAGTGAATCAGGATCGTGTATCCCATCACATCCGAAAGATCTGGACTGGTGAAAGAACCGAAAGAGGGATTCCTCTGTACGGAAAGATTCGTCCTTCCGGTCCTTACGGGAAACTTCTCGAAGATTCTCTTCTGAACCCCATGGAGAATACCACATTCTCTCTGCGGTGTCTCATGACACAAAAACCCGACCCCGCGAATAAGCGACTTTACCGGACAGTCAAGCGTCTAGTGACGTTCGACTACGTACTGATGCCTGGATACCGGGAAGCATCCAAGTGGTACGCTCCTGCGAAGGAATCGTTCAGTACTGGTCGTGAGTATTTCGAAAATGGGTTCTGTGTCGAGATTCGTCCCGATCAGATCTTTACAAACGAAGGGAAACTCGTCGGACTTGAGTCGTGGTCCGATCAGGAACTCTCCGATCTTTTCGGAATCAAGGAAGTCGAAATAAAGGGCATTCGAATGAATGCGTATCGTACTGGTACTGGTACCTACTACGATGATAAGGGCACCAAGCGTTCGGCGATGCATGTGATGCTTCGTACCGGACGAAAGGGGTAATCGACATGCGCGGAATTTCCAAATTCTTCAACGATCAGACTGAAAGCAATCATGACCAGAGAATGCTTTCATCCGGAAAACTTCGTCTGTTGACCATGGAAAGTACTCCGATTGACAGTGTTGGTACCGAGTCGCTTTCCGTGGGTTTCGAAAATCTCGATTCCACTGAAGAACCTAGTGGGGGTCTCCTTCCCAATCCTTCGATGGATATCAAGAAGCTCCCTTACTGCCCAGTATACCTCGTCAATGAATCGGAAGGAAAGAAGTACTACCGATCATTGATCGTATCCGGAATCGAGACTATCGAAGAATATTTCATTCTTCTTGAAACTCTTCGGAGCATGCAAGAAGGTGATGTGATCGAAATCGTTATCGACTCACCAGGTGGTCTCATTTCAACTGGTGCAACTATCGCTACGATGATTGTGAATTGCAAAGGTCTCGTGATCACTCGTGCAGTTGGTCAATGTGCTTCAGCCGGATCATTGATCTGGTCTGCTGGACATAAGTGCCTTTGTGGACCTATGGCTCTTTTCATGTACCACATGTCGAGTCACTTCTCGTGGGGTAACTCAGTCATGATCCAGCAGGAAGCGGAAGAACAGGTCGGATTCGTGAAATCCGTATTCTTGACGATTTCCATGAAGAAGGGTCACATCACACAAGAAGAGCTCGACCGTATTTGTCGTGAACCGAATCAAACCGTGTGGATCTCTTCTGAAGAAATGCAGAAGCGAGTCGCGGCATACGAAGCGGCTCAGGCTGCATAAGGAGAACCACGATGGTGTTCGATACTGAAGACAGTCTCATCTATGGTGGACTCGAAAGCATGAGCCAAGTCATGCGTACTCCCATTCATCATCCCGTTCACAAACTGGGATACAGCGAAAGAAAGCCGCCGGATGGTGAAGGTGCTCTTTCCGCAAATGCTATTGTCAGAGCTCTCAATTGTAACGAGTGTGATGACAATGGCGCCAGACGATACCAGGAAGAATCCATGAAGCTCAACGTGCATTCCACGGATGGGAAGAACTTCAGGATCTACATCTCTCCTGTGAACAGACTTGAACTCAGTTACTTCCAGAACAGACTGTGCACATTCCTTGCACAGATGACGGAAGAGAACACGATCGAGATCATCCTGAGCTCAAACGTCGGTGGGTGGTGGGTCATTCCTACGCTCAGTTCTGTTCTGACTGCGATGTCCGAATGCAAAGGCAAAGTCATCACGCATGCGACGAGTAGATGTAGCTTTGCTGAAACTGTCGTTTGGATGTTCGGTCACGAACGTGTTGTTTCCATCTACGGTGGGCTCGCCCTCGAAGGTGTCGTCGATATGGTCACAGGGAGTTCGTCTTACCTTGGTCCTATCTACGAATGCATCTTCCGTCGCGGAGTCGAGATCGGGCTTTACTCGAAAGAAGATATGGAACACTTCCTCTCGAGTAGCGTTCTTAAGTTCTATCGTCACGCTGACGTCCACAAATAAGCGAAATCATATACAGAGGAGCCCCACGTGGGTCTCCTCTGTATCACGTTGGCTGTATTCTATGAATCACAAATTTTGAAAATAGGGTACATTTATGATCTTGTTCGCAGAAGATTTCGCACTACAAGGTGCAAGTATTCACACCGCGACAAAGAACATGTCGTTTATCAAACAACATGCGATTCTTAAGAAGATGGGTATACAGAACAACATGTTCTTCATGTCCATCATACAAAAAGATATAGCAAAATACGATCCTCACGATCTAAAAGATAACTCAGAAGAACTTGCTGGACGTATCGCACTTGAGTGCAAATTGAATCCTTGGTACTATCTGAGAGAAGTAATTCGCATTCCTGCTGCAGGTAAAAACATTACCTATGAACTCAGTAGAGGAAACCTGGCTCTTACGTGGTTATTCCTTAACAACATAGATGTCTATCTCGTTATGGCACGCCAGTGCGGTAAGACGATGTCTACCCAAGCAATCATTTCTTGGGTAATGTATTTCATGGCTACTCAGTTCAACATAGCCATGCTTACCAAAGACAATGACCTTGTTCAGGAAAACGTCAAACGACTCAAAGATATACGAAATGGTCTTCCTCAGTATCTTCTTTTGAGAAATAAGCTCAAAGATACTGAGCGTAAAGAAGGTCTGTCGTATGATGCCCTCAATAACCAGTATCAGACATTCACTGCACAAGGTGATACATTCAGCGCCGAGAAACTCGGACGTGGTATGTCTACTCCTTGTCAGCACTGGGACGAAACGGAATATTTTAGATACATCAATCTTTCATATCCATCAGCAGTTTCTGCAACTACCACCGCTGCAGGTCAGGCCAAGGAACTTGGTTTACCGCACAGTAACATCCTGACTTCGACTGCCGGCAAGCTCAATTCACCTGAAACTCAGTTTGCTTTGAGTCTCATCGAAAAGTCGATGGTATTCACTGAACAGATCTACGATTGCAAAAATAGAGAAGAACTGCATAGTCTAGTTGAACGCCATTCTACCAACAAGATGGTGTATGCCGTTTTCTCGTATTTGCAGCTCGATAAGTCACATCAGTGGTTCAAAGAAACATCAGCTCGTACTGGTGGTACTCCAGAAGAAATCGCTCGAGATTATCTCAACATGAGACAAGCTGGTGTCATCGGGAGTATCATCCCTGTACAGACACTCGAGCGAATCAAATCTTCACAGATGGAACCAGTGAAAACTGAGATCAATGGAGGCTATGCTTTCAGATGGTATCAAGATCCTGCTGTCGTTATCAACAGTAAGATCTATCGTAGACCGCTCATTATGGGACTAGATACATCCGAAAACATCGGACGTGACTTTACCACTCTTTGCATGGTAGATCCATCAGATCTTTCGGTTGTCTGTACTGCCAGATGCAACGAATCCGACCTCGTCAGATTCGCAACGTTCCTTGGTGAGTACATGGTAAAACACGACAACTTGTTTCTTGTTCCTGAAAGAAAGAGTACTGGATCAATAATCCTCAGTATCATCTGCGGTATTCTTCGTAGAGCTGGAATTAACCCATGGACTAGAATCTACAATGAAGTATTCCAGAACCGTGGAGTTGCTCCGTACAATACAGTAGATGTCTCTTCAAGCGATGCTGAGCTTGGTGCAGACAAGAAGTATCTCGGATACGTCACTGCAGGAAAAGGTGAGAATTCGAGAAACACTTTGTACAAAACTACGCTCATGAAGACAGTGGAGCTCAATGCTACTCGTATTCATGACTTGACACTGATTGCGGAACTTTCACAACTTCGTCTGAAGAATGACCGCATTGACCATTCGAATGGTGGACATGACGATATGGTCATCGCCTATCTTCTGGCATGCTGGTTCGTTCATTTCGGTAGGAATCTCCAATACTACAAACTAGATAAGAACGATTTCCTTTCTGGTGTAAATAGCAGTGGGGAAAAAGTCAATCCGGATGATAGAAAAGCACAAACGGAATTGCGCAATCGCATATCAGAAATCAAGAAAGAAATTCGAAATACCACATACCCTGCAGTTAGAAGTTCGTACATCCGTGAACTGACTTATCTTGAATCTCTCGTTGAGGGAGACGAGGATGATTCGGAAGTTCAGGTAATACGAGCAGAAGATGCCGCAGGTAAAGTGAGTAGAGTCGATCCATCACTGATGCGCCAAACACTACGAATGCTGCGGTTCTAAATACATGGGGACCCATGATGGGTCCCCATGTACTACTGACACATATATTACACAATAGAGAATATTACTTCTATAACCAAGGAGAACTCCCATGTCATATACTGAAGATACAAAGAATTTGTTGAAGGCGATAGGTAGTCTCATATTTACTATAATCCGCTGGTGTGGGTGTACACTTCTCTTCCGCTACATTCCGAAATATTGCACACCAATCGCAGTAGATCACGAAGGACTTAGAATATATAAAAGTAATCTTCTTGTGTTTTTCACTACTGGATTTTGGTCCGTGCCATGTGCGAGTATTGGTTCTGCGATAATTGACGGCTATGCTACATTTTCAATGTATGTGAACTCAGAATTTCTCAAGCTTACGCCATGTGTACAGACTGCAGTAACAGAGCACGAGAAAGCCCACGTGATATTTCATCACATCGTCAAAGACGATTACTTCACTTCGAGTATCTACGAATTTGAAGCTGATCTTTGGGCAGCAGAACGAGGGCATGCTCACGGAATGTGGATGTTCTTGATGAAGTTACCACAAGACGATGAAATTAAATGCAGAGCAAAAGAGATGAAATCGTATCTCGTGTAGAGGTCATCACGATCAACAAAAATATAAACGATACGGGACAATTAAGTCCCGTATCGTGGTATGATTATGCTGTTCAATTAGTTTTGTTTATACATTACTAATTTGAAGACCAATCAAATCAAGTAACTCAAACGGAGTCTATCATGAATATTCTCAAATACAAATGGAACATGCTCAATTCCATCTTGGCTGATGCATATCGTGCAGCACGAACAGAATACTGGCAACGGAATAGTAAGTACACTGCATTCATGATCTTCTGGCTGCGCATCATGGTGAACTGCATGGTCAACACACGGTCGGAAAAGAGCAGGCAGGCCGACATCGGTGACATTCGGGTGTACATGGATAATACCGTGGTGAAAATGATCACTGGTGTTGTCGGTGCTCCCAATGCCTGTTCGGTGATAGCGTACGTGTATGATACCGATGAGCACATTGGGATCATCGTGCACAACACTGCGCTATGTTTTGCTGATGAGCGCATCCAAACTGCAGCGATAGTGCACGAAATTGGTCACATCAGACGTGGCCACTTACAGAATCCCGCTCTCCATCGGACCAACTTGAAGTTCGAGATGGAAGCAGATGAGTTCTGTGTAACATATGGGTGCGCAGAAGGTATGCTGCTGTTTCTTTCGAACTACAGCAGACTTGAGAATATCAAGGCACGGATCGTCGCAATTCACCAGATGCTTGAACCTTCGAATATCGAGGAATAGCGAGAGGGAGCCCCTAGATGGGGGCTCCCTCTCAATTCGCATTCAGATATACATTATTTTTTTGCATAGCGAAACGAATCAATGTAGTCATCAACCCACAACCTGTAAAAGGACAGGTATAGTCACATGGAAAATATCGACCGTATCAAAGAGAAGATGAATTCCGATCCTGACTTCCTCTGCGAAAATCCCATACTCTGGGGATTCAAGAATCTGAACCAGCCTGCTCTGGATACTCCGAGCGCATACATCCCGAGAAGTATGGCTCTTCCCATGATTGGCACCATCGCGGATGCTCTGAACGGTACCTACTTCAAAGAAAAGGTTCGGGTCAATCTTCCGAAGTCTTCCAGAAATGTCATCGAACCGATTGAAGAATATCGGACGAAAGATCTTCCCAAGTGGAAGATCCAAATCGCACGTCAGCGTCTAGCGCAGAAGTTTCGTGAATGCAATCAAGTCAGCATTCATGCACTCTGCTACGTGGTACTGCGTGAAATCTGCCATATTCACAAGAGAATGATCAGCACCAGAAAGTGCGCAGACATGGTAGCGCCTTTCGCTGATCAAATCATCGGAAATCTCGGGCTCTCCGTGATCGATCTCAAAGAAAAGAAACCGGAGCTGGTTACTCCAGAATTTCCGAAGTTCAATTTCGCAGTGATGGCGGATCTCGACATTCATCACGAAGCGTCGTTCTGTCTCGGTCCGGATTCGTGGACGACTCGTTGCGAACTCTACGTTCACGAAGATCACGTCTTTGTGACCAATCTCTTCACTGTGGAAGATCAACGAAGGAAAGGCTACGCGCAAGGGTTGCTCGAAGAAATCCGACGGACTTATACCAAGGATATCGTTGTACATGTTCGGGAAGACAATATACCTGCACGCAACCTCTACGCCAAGATGGCGTTCGCGTACGAACGTGAACAACAAGACGCGGACATGCCCGTCCCTCTCCTCACGCTGTGTCTCAAGTACCATAAGGTACTCTTGTAGAGATCATCGTCTGGCTCAGGTATCAGGTGAGTACCGAAATACTCAGCAGACGTCCTTCGGAAGCGTTCTGGTATAAACACCGGAACAACGAGAAGATCTATGCATCGCTCCTCAAAATCTACGCACAGATATCGATGGTGCGTGTGGATCCTGACTTTTTCGGTGAATTCTTCAAGGAAACACTGATTCAGTACAGGTCCTTGAAAAAGCATGGCTGTTACACGATCACCGATGGTGATGACCATCTGGGGTTCTAACCCATCGAAGAACGGGATCTTGACGATATCTAGGAGGGAGAGAGCCCTCAGAGCTCTCCCTCCTATAATTCGTATCACTTCATTTGTTTTGTAATTCTTATTCGAGAGTTCATGGTGTGAACTCTCGTTTATCTCTTCTCTCTTCTTTAAATACCAAATAAGGAAGTTATCTACAGATATCAAATACAAAATAAGGAAGTGTCTCACACACATGCAGACTTCGTCTGCCTCCCTTCTCAAAAGAGAAGAAATGTTTTTGCATTTAATAGATAGTACATGTAAAAAAATACATACAGTGTATATATGCAAGATGCTATGGACAGTTATCCTACTTAGGAGTAAATACCATGGCACAGGATCTCAGACAAGGATTTGTATCGATCCCTGAAGCGAATGTATCGATTACGAAAGAATATATCGACGGTATCGATAGATTCTGCAGATTCTTTGAAACTAAGGGAAATAATGGACTCGCTCTTAATTCACCATTTCTTGGTGTAGTGGGGATCAAGTTCACCCAGATCGATCGTGATCTTTTCTTTTCTGTAATCAATATTCCTGAAGATGCGATTAAAGCGGTAGTACGAGAAGTTGAAGTCATCGATGATAGTTGGGTGGTTCTCAATGATCCATTCAATCAGGTGACCATATGGCTAGTTCACAGAATCCTGAATTCGAATCTGAATAAAGTAGATATCGAACGAGGTACTCTGGCACTCTTCAAGCTCATGCACTACAGATTCTTCACGTCGATTGTGTCGAACTCATTTAAGCATGGTGCGGATCAAGGTACCATGGAGAAAGTCATCAATGGACTTTCCAATAAATTCGACATCGTACAATATAAAACCTGGAAAGGTGCTATCGAGGCACAATGTGTCGATCTACTCGACCCAAAGTCGATCCACTTTGATACTCTCCAGAGCTACAACGATGATAAGAAAATCAACTACGTAATCACGGATACACAGACCAGATTGCGCAGTAAAATCAGACTCATTGCTGAGCTCTACTATCGCGCAAAGGAAGAAGGAGAAGCAATCGGATCCTACGGTCATGTGGATACGATCGATGGAGAAAAAGTCATATCTTCTTCTTCCAATGTGATGGACGTTATGATTACGTCTATGCTTGTCGATTGTCAGAATGTGAACCGACTCATCGATAATGAACTCATTTACGCGATCTGCAAAAAATCCCCTCATGTACAAGAAGATGCTCTAAAGAGAATTCTTACCATATTCGCAGATCTTGGAAAACTCCAAATGGAATCTGGTGAGTTTTATGCAAAGAAGAAACCTCGCGGTGAAGAAGAATACTACATTGGTGTAGGTCTCATCGTGACCGAGCTTCTTCAGAAGACGTATCGACTCTGTTATCTCGATAGAGTCAATATGAATTCAAAGTTTGAAATTCTGCAAAAAGTCTCAAACATCTACACTAGCTCGAGAATAGCAAATGAAGATGTCTGGGTGATCAAACGTAGTATCTACAACTTCGTACTATCGTGCGGAGAATCAAAAAGAGATGCGACGAACGCATCGATCACGATTGCGATCATTTTGTATCTCATGATACGTTCGTTCAATTATCTGTAGGGAAATCCATCAGGGAGGGACTACGGTCCCTCTCTGAAAAAGGAGATATGTCATGACTCTGACAAAACTTGGTGTAATGACGAAGGTACATGTTCCATACAAGAAGAATAAAGTGTGGAGCAGACAATATCGAGAAAGCAACATGTCCGCATGTTTGGATTATGCGAAGTTGAATGATCTTTTGCAGTATTTCCCACAGCACATGATAGATTCTATCATGAGCGTAGCGGGAGATGCATGGAAATTGATTTTTCCAGTAATAATCCAGCACGAAATTGGTGAAGTATGTGCGGCTGTAGTTGTACTGCAGGTATATCCTCAGACGGATGCACTTGCGTGGTACGCGTGGCGAAATGAGCTCGGAAGAGATCTTCTCCCGACGGATACGGTTCAACAGATATTGTATTTGTGCGAAGAAGAGGTTGCTCGAGTTTTACCAGAATACTTCCCGTATGCATTCACTGCGGTGCATCCTATTGACAATATTCGGGCACGTCTGGATGCTGCAGCAGAAGCAGGGATACCAGCTGAAATTCGATTGACATTAGCCAGAATGAACGTGGCTTCTCCTGGTGATAATCTCAAAGGAGGATCTCTATTATTCTTTCGTAAAACAAAAGAATCTGATGAGATTACCAAACCTACGTTCATGACACAGAACGATTTGGAGCGGATGCTTGCTGTAGAGTTCATCGAACTCGCAACTGAATCCAAAGTATCGATCCGGTACGTGGAAACTAACGATGGACTTGTGCATTATCTCATCACATCCAACGATCACAGTAAACTGCGCAATCAAGATGATGGACTTGATGAATACTTTGACGTACTAGCAAACAGGAGAGAAAAATGACAAAGATCGTATTCCTAGACATCGATGGGGTGTTTGTGACCCATCGTGCAGAGAAGTATCATGAAGACATTTCGTTGGGATATAATCGCAACATAGTTGCGAATTTCCTGACGATTTGTGAAACTCACGATGTTCGAGTGGTATTGATCAGTACCCGGATTATCCATGATGATCCGTGGGACTGGATCGAACCAGAAGACGAAGATCTCAAGAAAAGATTTCTGGATATCAGCCATCCTGACTGGAAGATCTCCACGAAAATGGCTACCAGCAAGACGAGATATCTTGGAATCTACGAGTGGATGGCACGACATCAAGGTGAAGGAATAACTGGATACATCGCAATCGATGATTCAGTGTCGTGTCACGCACCGTTTAAGAATAAATCGAACCGGTCTGATCGATCCTATGATCTTATTCCGTGCAAGTGTAGTTACGGGGTATGTCATCCGGAGCTGATATTGTTCGAACAACTCGCGACGCAGTAGACGCATTACAGGAGAGGGACCAGCTGGTCCCTCTCCTGATGGAATGCTATTCTACAAAATCATCCGGTTCTGGATCGATGGTAAATTGAACCACCTTGATGGTTTTCTTTTTTTCCATCAGAGCTTTGATCACCCGGTGGTGACCATCCATGATTCGACCATCTTCCGCAAGAATGATGGGATAACTGAGATCCGCATTAGATGCAACTGCGGCATGGTACGCAAAATCAAGATACGTCCCTTCAGTCATTCCTGGGTATTTCACAGAAAGAGCAAGTGCTCGAAGTTCTTCTACTGGTTTTTCAAATACGGGAAGATCTTTCGCAAGATCGACAAGATTTTCCACATACCAGATTTTTCCTTCGTAGGAGTGTTTCTGTCTGGTATATTCGGGAGGAGTGAAGTTGTCAGGATCTTCGAGAAGTTTTTTAATGTGTTTCATCTGTATCTCCTAGAGAGCATCGCGGATACGTGCTCTACGCTTTTCCGGATCCAGAATGATGGCAGCACCATTGAACTGTTTCAGTAACTGAAAGTACAGCTCTCTTCGGTCTGAGTAACTCTCGATGATTTCTTTCATCTTTCCGAGTTGCTGACCACCAGACAGAAATGCCATATCCGTCTTGATGATCAACTTATTGTAGATGTACATCTCGACTGCAGTGCGTACGAGATGCATGAGGGTCATTATCGCTTGTTCATTCAGATTGGTAAACTCTTCGTCGTAATAAAGACGACATTCGAGTACCCATACATTCTGAATATGTGATACGTTATTCGGAGTAAGTTGTACGATATCTCCAGACTTAAGAATAGGCGTCGGGAGAACCATTTTGTTTCCGAAGGTATGCGAGTTCAGAATCTGGGAGGAAAGACCGTCCATGGTAGTTCCTGCACCAGCCAGACTGAGTCCATAGGTTGGGGTCTGGAGTCCATCATTGAGTGCGTATGGATACCGCACTCCTATGACTTTTGAAATAGGACGAAATTCTCTAGCTTCCGCAGGAATGCGATAGAGAGTATACGACTGCGTATTTCCATAAACGAATGGCTCAGGTGTTTCAGCCAATTCGATCCATCTGGAATCAAGTACGATATCTTTCTTACGCCCACCCATGAGGTTGCAATCAGGAAGCACGTGTGCGCCGATTACTTCAGTATGGATTGCATCATCGAGAGATTGTCCTGGAAGTAGAGGGAATGCTCTCTGAAGAATTTCGATTGGTATGGATCGATCTATTTCTCTGAAACATGCTTCGATTGCACTGTGCATGATAACCTCCCTTTGGGGTATGCATAGAATGGCGTATTTTCAATTTCCATGAAATTTTCGATTATATATAACTACTGTGATGACCGGTTAAAACTTTTCGCAACGTTGTGTATTTGGAGGTATCTGTGCAATACCCTGACTGGATTTCGATCCTTCCGGTGAAAGATCTTGAGACTGCCGAAGCAATACTCAAAGTCTTTTGTACGGAATTGGCCAGACGGGAAGTTTCCAGCAAATTCGAAGAACTCCAGATCCCTGAAGGATCTGTGGTTCCGTCGACCTGGAAATCGGAACTTCTCCGCGATTCCGAAAAAGGAATCGGTGAATATCGGATGACCGATATCGACAAGGTTCCGACCATTGACGTGATTCGCGTGATCAGAAACAACACCAGAAATCTGATCACCATCGCGATCAATGCTACGTACCTCAGCGCAATGAATGGTGGGATTGATCACTCGGGTAACGTCGGCATGAGCCAGGAAGAATACGACCAACTGGTCGGTCTGGTCTTGTGGCACATCGAGAAGCATGCGACTTCTCTCGGTACCTATGTTCCATGCGTAGCGGTCGAAGACGATGACGACGTCGAAGTACTGACCGCGCTCTACGTCCCGATCAAAGATGTCGGGACGGTCGTCGATCATGGTGAGCAGGGAGTGTTGTCTCGTGAGGTATACGCAATGTATCTCATGGTTCATCTCTTCTGGGAATTCTACGAGTCCCCACTCGCCGAAGGAATTGTCAAGAAATACATGTCGGCGTAATGCCATAGGCAGAACGCTTCGCCAAACATGCACAGGCTCAACCTCGACTCTGTGCTACGACGACCAGTAGCTCCTACCTACTGGTCGTCAATATTTCGGTGCGGATTCGGTCCAACTTATCCGTATCGCGCCGGGAGAGTTTCGATCCTCGACGGTGTCGAAAGAATGATCGATTCTTTCCCGGCAAACAAATTGCTGGAGAGGGTAATCGGGTATTGCGTGCGCATCCAGTGCAGTGCACGGAGAATGCGTAGTTCGGTGGACTTGACTGGTGACTAGCGTGCAACGAGAACTTCTCGGCAGGCTTACCCGGTTAGGATGTCCTCAACGATCGCGGTATTCGATAACCCTCCCAGCTCACTTACCGCACCATTGGCCCTGCCCACACTTCGGGCGATCTGGCCGTTTCAGGTGCGGTTTCGTGCCCCGTCCGCGACGACGTGCCGCCGCTGGGGTGCGCGTATTGGTGGGCGTCAATCTGGTTCGCAGTAGCTCACCGAAACTCTCTGCGTAGGGATAATCCCTGACGGAGGACCCAAGGACGCGCTGGACTGTGGGTATAAACACGACCGGCGAACTGATGAAGCGCGTATCGCTACTTTCTCACTGGGCATTACTCGCACCATAGACCAGGGATAGAAAATAGATACAAAGTTATCTTAGACTATCTAGAGAAAGATGCGCTGACTTGGGCTTGACCTGTTTAGTATATTGCTGGACGTGACCGAGTTTAGCGACTCGTGATCGACTGGTGATGAACAATGGGTTGGGTAAAATGTATTGGTACCCGGACAATCGCCAAAAGACGGGTGCTACCTAAGGTGTGAATTCGGACACAGGAGGAAAATCCGGAACGCCATGGTCTACAGCTACATCAGCTACATCACACCTATTACCCTGAACGTCCTGACGATGGGAGAAACGTTTGGGGTAGAAGCCGCCGGTACCGTGATGGCCCGGCCGCACATTGGTGGTGGTGCAAACGACTATGGGTTCTCCGCCGATCAGCACGATGGGGTGGCCATCGGTTAAGCTCCGGCAGGAGAAACCCCTACGAGACGATTTGAATACAACCGCCCCGATGGCAATCGTGGTGGAATACATCGTCCGTCTCGTAGGTCATGCACTTACCACGGGAAACGAAAGAGAGCCTTACGATGGGAACGCCAGGAGCCTACAAGCTCCTGGCGTCCCTATGTCTTTATGTTGAAATGATCTTTTTTGTTTAAAGGAGGTGATAGACTGTGTCTGAGAAATACATGGATATTCGAGAATTCATAATCGCGGCATATCGCGTAGATGGAATAAAACTCGAAAAATTTTGTCCAGAGCACGGATTTGAAAATGTTTCTGTCACGTACAATGAGATATTTTTGAAGTACCCCACCACGCCGTATCGTGACAAGCATCCAAATGCTACAGACAAAGAAATTTTCGAAAAAAGAATCCTGCCGCATTTATATCCTGAAGAATATTTCAAACTGATAACCGGACGAGATTATCCAATATTATTCGATCCAGAGGAGGGATCAGCATGAGCGGAAACGTGTTCAGCCCTGACGATTTCATAGGTCTTGACGTACTCGATGGTGAACACTCCCAACAGAAGGAAGAAAAAGTGATCAATCAGCATAAGGTACCCGACGAAAAGATCAAGCTTCAGCGTGAACAGTACGATCACATCGCCGTCGCGATAGTGACCAGGTTCTTGTCCTGGCTGGTACATCGGTTCGGTGGCGAGATGCTGGCCTTAGGGTCCAAGTCCGCCATTCTCCCGCACACGTACTACAACGCGACGGACCGTGGGGCATTCGAATACCCGAGTTTCCATAGCACTGTGGCGACCATCAACGCATGCCTGATGGACCTCGGTACTGGCTACGTATTCTACACGGTGGAGGATGAACCAGATACAGTTACTCGGTTCGTACTGGTTTGGGGAAAGAAAGAAGACCTCTTCAATGAAGATAAACGCTTTCTCAATCCCGAACGAATCGTGAAGGAATTTCATGTGGGTGAACTCGTTCACGATTACGTGAGAATGCAACGAGAAGGATCGCTGTCGTATTCTGAAGCGGAATCTGCTGATTAGAACATGCAGCATAGATCCAATCAAGACGGAGCAGGGCCGACCCCTGCTCCGTCTGACTGTGGAGGAAAGGAGTGTCCAGCTTAGAGTTGATGTGGGATCCACTCTACTGATTCAGAAATGGGGCGAACTGGATCAGTGCTATTCACATATGATACAAATATATATTACTTGTGTGAGGTGGATCGTTATATAAACTCCACCATGCACAACACACCAACGTTTAATCGAAAGGAGAACTCACGTGTCCAGTCTTTCCCTCACCGATCACGTCGATGCGTCGCTTCGTTTCATCGCGAAGCTTGATGAAGTCGCTCGTGATGCGGAGCGGAAAAGCAGCAACGTAATCATCACCTCGAACTACAACAAAAGCAGGAAGAAGAACTCTTCCTGCAAAATCGTCGTCAGCAGTACCTCTGGTGGTATTGTCATGGCGACAATTCTCGAAGTGAATCCCAAGCTCCCCACGGTCAGTCTTCGCGTGACCATGGGTGATCGTCTCATAAAAACGATCGAGTACCGCAAGAAGATGACTGTGGTATTGGGTGACGATTCCCCGAGGCCGGTGATCGATCAGATCGTTCGACATGTACCCGAAGCAGAAAAACTTCGGGAACTCTTCACTCTTTCTTAACTCTATCTGCTCGTCAAGGAGGATAACCATGGCGAAACAGAATAAGGTACCGAATCTCGGACGAGATACGGACCTGTCTGAGGTTTTCAAGGACTACAGTGAAGCACCTACCGTCACGTCGGAAGATCGGCGGTTGGCTCGTGCGCAGAAAGAGAAAGAACGGCAAAAGGAAGAACAGCGCATGGAATTCTTCCAGGGAGCGAATCCGTTCGCTGCTCTTGCGGAAAAACAGAAAAACGAGATGAAGGGCGTCACCATCAAACGACGAAAGTAGGTGATGCCTCCTTCTTCCTACCATCCTACCTCATGGTAGGAAAGGAGTCATATATGGCTGCGGACAATGCAGAAAACCGCTACGCGATCATCGATGCTCTGCTCGCGCGTAGGTGGTTTCAAATCCTCAAGAACAATCTGACGGACTTCGCAAAAGGAGTCCTCAATGAATCGATCAGGATCGACAAGATTCTGACGATGAAGAAGCAGTCGACCACCATACGGATCGAATTGTCTGACAGTGAAGATCCGTCGGACTCGAGTATTGTGTATTCCATTAGCGAAAATAACATCGCTATTCGGTACCGTAAAGGTGCCAGACGGGCACAGTACACGCACATCCTCCATACGGATGGAAGGATCAAAGATATCACCACCACGGATCGGATTGCTGAAGGTAAATTCGGTCCTGAGTGGTTCAAGAACACATTCGAGCTTCCGGACATTGATCCGGAACTGACAAAGCGGGAGCTTTCCCCGCTGACTGACCATCCGACGGTCATTACCCGTCTGGTACACTGTGACGCATAGTGGGTATGGAGAGGGAGCCGCATGGCTCCCTCTCCTACTTACTGGATTGATGCATGATTGTTCATTTTTTCTGGCTTAAGTATGTTTCCATCTTTAAGACAGAGAACTTCACTATCTGCGAATCCGTCGTAAAGAATGGCTTCATGATGTACCATCCACAACTGACTCACGAGATTCTGTTCAGGAATGGATTTTAACCACTCCAATAGACTTTGTTTGTGAGCAGGATCGAAACCTTCATCACACTCGTCAAGGAAAAGTGGATAGTCAGTAAGTTTCTTTCCTATCACAAATGCCAACGTCCAAGCAATATTCATCATTGCTTGTTGCGCCTTGCTTAGCGAACTAAGGTCAGGTACTTTGACGTTGTCTACCATAACTTCGAAGGTGCAGTCAAATTGATCATCGTAGGTGAGAGGTACAATATTCATTTGGTAACTCCACACCTGAGAGACGACGCAATTGACGTTGTGAATGAGCAGATTGGTAAAATCGATCATGTGTTTGTGAGGGAATCCAGAATATGGAGATATCCCTTTAGCCACAAGTTCAAGATCAGCTTTTCTTTTTGTTATTTCTGCTATGGTTTCTTCTGTGTCTTTCAATCTTGCTAAAAGACCTGTTTGATCTTTCAGCGCAACATCGATTTCTCTGAGAGAAGTATTTAAAGTATCGATCTGTCTTTTTACTTGTTCGATACAAGTACAGCAGAACTCTAAATTTGCATTCAGAATTCTCGATTGTAATTCGTAATCGATACGAGTCTGACACTCCTCAAGTAGACATGAAATCTGTAAGAATCGAGACTCATTTTGTAGATCCGTAGTCATCTGATCCAGTTCATTTTGCAATTCAGCGATTTCAGTAAGAACCACATTCTGTTTTTCTTTTTGTGTAGTAATGAGTTGCTTCACAAAATCTATTGATGGTAGTCCTGTAGAAATTAGTGACTTTAGCTTTTCTCTCAAGTACTCACATCGTTCGGTGTCAAGTTTCTTTTGATGATACCTCGGTGCCATTCGGATACTTTCTGTATAGTACCGAATAAACATATCGGGAGATTCTTTAAGTTTCAGTGCCACTTGTTCGACTGAGAACCATTCGAATGCCGCTATTGTGGTAAGTTCTCTTACAATGGAAACTATCAATTCATGTCCTCTAGAATAAGGATCAAGAATTTCCCAGAGATTAGCTTGTCGTTTATCGAGTGTTTCGATTTGCTTGGAATATTCAGCGATAGATTTTTCCATACAACGAATCTTTTCTTCGATAGATGATCTGCGTGTACCGTATGTTCTGTACAGATCACAAGAGCTGCGCACATCTCTATCACACGGAACAGTGAGTATCAGTTCATCTCTTTCTTTGATATACTCATCGAGTGCAGTTTTAGCTCTCGTGAGGTTCCCTCCAAGTTCTCTGATTCTATCTGCGTATAACGCATATTTTTCATTCAGAGCACGTAGTTTTTGTGTGTCTACTATAAGTTTGAGATTAAGTTCACGGAATTGTCCAACGTATTGAATTAGTCGATTTACTGCATCTGTAGCACGATCGAGTTGTTCGATTGGAATTGCAGGATATCTATCATCGATATCGTAGGTTTGCGACATTAGAAATTTGAGTTCTTTCTCAATGTCTTCTGCGGATACAGACGAATCCAGTTCTTCCATGTGTTTTGTATAGATCTCGATATCATTTTGAATATTTCCGAGTGTACGATGTTTTTCACTCAGAATGTTTTCTTTGTGGTCTACTTCCACTCTGAGTTTTGTACACTCTTCTTGATGTTCTTTCTCTGATTTTGACCGATCTACATCTTTAAGATCGACGATGTATTTGATCAGTTTTGTTTTGCAGAATCTGGGGATATCTTCTAATTC